GCTGCATCTTCCCTAGGTGCAGCGCGTTGCATTTTCGCCCCCGCCCCTTCCGCCCCCGCACGGCGCGCGTGATCCAGACAAGCCTACTTGCAACTAGCGCACTCCGCGCAGCGCGCTGCGGCTCGCCGCCGGGTCGCCAAGCGCCCGCGCGGCACTTGCGCCATGGGACATTTCGCCCGCACGGCGGCCCCCCGGTCCCGCAGGGACCCCCTGAGCCGATGGGGAACCCCCGCCATACGGGGCGGTTTCTTCCGCGCGCGTGAGGCGACCACCTGCAACAGCGCCGGGCGGTTTCTTCCGCGCGCGGGAGGCAACTACCTGCAACACCGTAGGGACCCCCTCCAGGCACCCTGGACGGCTACCTGCAACGAAGTGCCAATTGGCGCAGGGACCCCCTCCACGCGCCAATTGGCGCAGGAACCGATTCCTGGAACGGGGATAGGCTACGCCGCGCCGCCAAACGCCCCTCATCCCGCCATCACAGTTACGTGAGGGCGAAGCCCGGGACACGGCCAGAACGCTCTCATCAAGTGGATGATGCTCGGCCAGGATACCGTTGGTGAGGATCGGGGGCCGGCCCTCAAGGCCGGTCCCCGATCCGGACCACCAACGGAGGGTCCTGTGTCGAGGTGCGCCAGGGAGTCCTGCAAGACCCCCATTGACAACCCCCCTCCAAATATGCTAAGTTCCGCACCGCTGTAGTTTTACCTGAGGTTCGATGGCCTCTCTGGTTCACCTCGGGACTAGACCCACCGTCGGTTATTCGGGCCGGGACCGGCCCTTGAGGGGCCGGCCCCGGCCCTAACCGACGGTATCCAGCCCGAGCATAATCCTTCTTCATGAAGGAGCTTGAGTGTTCTGGGGTGGTGCGGAACTTAGGTACTCTATGAGCGAAACTCGCAACAACCTTGGAGACCCCTGCCATGTCGCGTACCTCCCTGGCGATCCTCGCCGCCTTCCTCGCCTCCAGCCCGGCCTACGGCCAGGACAGCGAGGGTTCGGTGATCATGCGGGAGAATGCCGAACCCCGGGTGGGCGCGGTGGATGAGGAGTTCGGGTCCTGCAATCAGCCGGGGTTTGCCTACAACCGTGAGTGCTGCTGTACCCACGGCTGGTGCGCCCCGATCCCGTCCCACCGGGTCCGGGCCATCCCGCAAGGCTATGAGGTGATCCTGCGCGATCGCAGTGAGCACCCGAAGCTCCAGTTGAACACTCGGTACATCATCCCGTACAACCAGCGCATGGAGAGCCCGGACGGGCGGTACCATGTCTGCGGGCTCTACACCGTGCGATGCTTCATGGCGCCGATCGGCGGCGTGTGATCCAGGAGGACCCCAATGCCCAGAGATTACCGATACAAGGACCTGAAAACGCTGCTTGCGGCGTTCAACGGGGGCGAGGATATCTCGCCGTTCGATGTGGACCCGAGCCTGCTGAACCAGCCCGTGTGGGTAGGCGTGGTCTTCTACCGGGAGGATCGGTATCCGCCGGCGATCCTACATGCGACAAAGCGGTCCGAAGTGACCCACTGGCTGCGCTCGCTGGGCGCCCGCAAGTTGGGCCGCTACGGTTCTGCCCGCGATCTCCGCAGAGGCCGGGAATACGAACTGGAGGAGGTGTCCGTGGCGGCGCTTCTGTGGTCGCCGCCGGACGATGGCGCGTGAACCCAGGAGAACCCCAATGCCCAAGAAGTACGAGTTTACCGGCGAAGTGAACCGCCCCGGATTGAGCCATCCCCTACTGTCGTTTGCCCGCTCCTAGACCCCCGAGGTGACCCATGCAGCCCCCGCTCGTTGTGAGCCTCATTGACTTCGACGAGGTCCCGCCCCTGGGCACCCGGTACTGGCGCCCGGCCCCGTACGGTCCTGCCGTGGGCAAGCTCCGCCGGGTGGACGATACCCCGGACGGACCGCGGCTGGTGTGGCGGATGACGTGCTGTGCCTGCGGGCATCTCTGGGACGAGGTTACCCCGCTGCGCCAGTACTCGCCGCTGCCGTCCCACTGCCGAGTCTGCCTGCCGGCGGCATTGCGCCGCCTGGGCTGGCCGCGGTATGCTTAGGGACTGAACCACCAGGAGGACCCTGATGTACGAAACGATCCTGCTTCTTGTCGGCCTTGTCCTGCTCGTGAAGGTCTGCCTGCTCCAGTTGGAGCTTGAACAGGTGCGCCGGAACTCGGGCGGCTACCCGCGGTCCGGCCCGCCGAGCTCGCCGGCCGGGGGCGGAAGCCTCGGGGCCGAGTGATCTGTGTCGATCCTGGCGCAGGTCAATCGACTGACGAAGGCCGCAGCGCCCAAGGTGGTGCGGGAGGAAGAGAGGCGGGCCGAGTTCCGGCCGGTCTCTCCCCGCGACGTCTGGGCCTACTTCGACATGACGCCGGCTCCGCACCAGATCGAGACCATGGAGCGCAGGACCCGCTTCTCGGTCGATGTCTGGCATAGACGAGCTGGTAAAACTTTTGCCAAGATCATGAAACTGTTGGACCGGGCGGCGAACTGCCCCTTCCCGAAGGGCCGGTACGCCTACCTCGGTCCGACCTACTCGCAGGTCGAGGACATCGCCTGGGCCGAGCTCCGCGACCGCGCTCTCGAAATCCCTGGGGCCACGGTCAAGGACAGCCGGCTGGCGGTGTACATCCCGACCGTCCGGGGCAGTGTCAGCCGCATCCGCCTCTACGGTGTGGACAGTCCGAAGCAGCGCCTTCGCGGCGGCTACCTCGATGGGGTGGTGACGGACGAGTGGCAGCACATCCCCGAGCACGTCTGGACCCAGCAGGTCCGGCCGATGCTGTCGGACAAGAGCCGGCAAGGGCTCGACCACCGGGGCTATCCGAACCAGTGGGCCGACTTCATTGGCACCCCGCTGGGCCGGAACCATCTCTACCGGATGTATGACCGGGCTGCGCGCTGGCAGGCCGGCGAGGCGGTGACGTGGCGGCGGCACGACGGCTCGGTCGTGACCAACACCAGCGCCAACTGGTCGGCCAGCCTGTACACGGTGCACCAGACAGGCATGGTGATCCCGGAGGAGATCGCCAACCTTCGGGCCGACTTGAGCCCGACCGAGTTCGCCCAGGAGTACGAGTGTGACTTCGAGGCAGGCGTCGAGGGGGCGATCTACCGCCTGGAACTGGAGGAAATCCGGGCTTCGGGGCGGATCACGGACGTGCGGTTCAATCCGAACCTCCAGGTGAACACCTGCTGGGACCTGGGTTGGAACGACATGACCGTGGTCTGGTTCTTCCAACGAGTCGCCGGCACCCCGATCTTCATCGGCTACCTCCAGTTCATCGGGGCCGCGATCCCGACGATCGTGCAGCGCGTCCGGGAATACGCCGTCACGGACGGGCAGGCTTGGCGGTTCGGCACCAACTACATGCCCCATGACGTGGCCCAGCACGAACTTGGCTCGGGCAAAAGCCGGATCAGCCAGTTCAGCGAGGCGGGGCTTCTCGGGACCCCGGTGCGCAAGGCGCCGAAGATCGAGCAGATCACGGCCACCCGGCGGTTGCTCAAGCACGCGGTGTTCTCGCGGGAGTGCACGGACGGGCTGGACCTGCTTGCAACATACAGGCGGGAGCGGGACGAGAAGACCGGGGTGCTCAAGGAGGAGCCGGTGCACGACATGTCATCGCATGTCGCCGACGCTCTGGCCACCGGGGCCATGGGTATGCCAAAATGGTCCTTCGGCAGCCGCTACAACACGCAGACCACGGCGGAGACCTAGATGCAGCTTCTGATGATCAGCACGACCGTGTATTCGGTCATGCTAGCCCGGCTTCCCGAGGGGGCTCTTGGCGAGGCCGATCCGAAGGCGCAGATGATAACGATCGCCCCGGACCAAGCCCCGCATCGGTTCGTGGACACCCTCTTGCATGAGGCTCTGCACGCCTTCCTCTACGAGACGGGGCAGCAAGACCGGAAGTTCACCGAAGAGGAGTTGTGCACGGTGGGCGGGTGCGCTCTGACCTCGCTGTTCGTGGCCAACCCGCTGCTGTTGCCGGCGCTTCACAACCTGCTGAGAGGAGATATCAAGCATGTCGGACCAGACGATCTCGATCGAGCTTTCGCAAGCGCGCGAAAAGCTCGACCTGCTCCGTGAGTGGGCCGCTCGCGGCTCGCGGGAGTTCCGCATCGAGCGGGTAGGGGATTTCCCCCGCGCCGCGCTGGTGGCCTACCAGGAAGCCGTCGTGGCGGAACTGGAGGCCAAGTGCAAGCCTGGGCCGGCCCGGAAGAAGCGGGCCACCGTGGACGAGGAGGTCGTCTGACATGTCAGCAATATATCAGGCTGTCCGGCGGGCCTTTGGCCGGGCGTGGCGGCGGCTTCGGAGAATATTTTTCTCCGTCAAGGAGGGGCTGCGGAGAAAAATTTTCTCCGTCAGGGGGTGGTTCAGGCGATGATTTTGCGCGCCGCCCCTTTCGACCCGCGTGACGACCCTGCGGCGGAGGAGTTCATCCCGCTGACGGCCCGGTCCGCGATCGATCAGGCGAGGTGGTGGGCCTTGCGTTCCCGGCCGAAACGGCATAAGGTTCGTGGAGCCTTTACGCCGGAAGAGGCGCGGAGGATGGACGCCGCCATGAGGGAGGCGCACCCTACGTATCCAATGGAGAGGCGATAATGGGGTTCTTCAAGAAACCGAAGGTGCCAGACCCCGTTGCTATTCAGCAGGCGGCGGAGGAGCGGGCGGAGCAGCGCCAAATCGCGGCGGAGCAACGGGCGGAGGAGCGGGCCAACCGCGAACGCGCGGAGGCTGAGCGCAAGGCGGGTGCAGAACTGCGAGCGAAGATGCGGGTACAACAGGGCCGCGCAGCCACTTGGCTTACCGATGAGCGGACCCTGCTCACCGGGCGCAGCTTGCTCGGCGGATGACCGGGGCCAAGACCCTCCGCGAGCGGATCGCGGCCGCCGAGACCGTCCGCAAGGAGCGGGAGGGCCTTTGGCGTACCGTCCAGAACTTCTGTTTCCCTGCGTCGCTCACTTATCGGGAGGAGCAGGGCTCGGGAGACGAGCGTGAGCGGCGCTTGGCAGACAGCACCGCTGTCCGGTCGCTTGAGTTGTTCGCGTCTTTCCTGCTGTCGAATGTGTTCGTGGCGGGGGCCGTTGGCACGCAATCGTTCTGGATCAAGCCCGAGGGGACCAACGGGGAGGCCGACGAGGACCTGCTGAGGCAGGATATGGCTCTGCGTCAGTGGTGCGATCTGGTGGCCAAGCGGGTACGGTCGGCCTTGTTCACCGGGAAGCAGTCAGCCGTCGCGGCGCTCCACAAGCTGTGCCTTGATCTCGGGGCCTATGGTTCCGCGTGCTTCGCTGTCTGGGAAGACGGTAAGGCCCGCAAGGGCATCCGGTTCCAGCACATCCCGGTGTGGGAAGTGTCGGGCGAGGCGGATGCCGAGGGCGAGACCTGTGCGGTCTATATCCGCAAGACCTTCCGCGCCCGGGCGGCCCTCATGAAGTTCCCTTCGCTGGCCGGCCGGGTGCGCGCCGAGAAGGACACTCCGGTCGAGATGCTGTATGCCTGCATCCGCACGGATGATCCGGAGATCAAGGACATCGTGCCGGAGCAGTATCTTGCCACGGGGGCGGAGTGGGTCGGCATCTGGCTGCACCCGGAGACCGAAACCTACGCCGATATCGGGGTGTTCCTGGAGCAGCCGATCTTTCTGGTGCCCTGGTACAGCGTGGACGACGGCGTGTGGGGCCGCTCGCCGGCCATGACCGCACTCGGGGAGGTGGCTCAGGCGAACAGCCTGTCCGAACTCATCACGCGCGGGGCCGAGAAACTGGTGGACCCGCCGTGGATGGTGCGCGACGGTGCTCTGCTCTCCCCGCTCCGCCTCTATCCGGCGGGTATCACCTACACGGACGGAGACAGGGCTCTCGAACCTCTCCTGCCGCCCGGCGCCAGCCGCATCGAGGTCGGGGTGGATATGCTGTCCGACAAGGAGCGGCGTATCCGCGAGGCGTTCTTCATTCACCTGTTCATGGACCAGAACCCGACCGGCTCGAAGCAGCCCCGCACGGTCGGCGAGATCATGGTCAACCAGGACGAGCGCAACCGGGCGGTCAGCCCGATGGTGCTGCGCCTCCAGAACTCCCTGCTGGAGCCATTGATCTGGCGTGTGCTCGGGGTCCTGACCCGCCAGGGGCGCTTGCCACCCCCGCCCGCCCAGCCGGGGCAGGCATTCATCGTGCAGCACCTCTCCCCGGTGATCACCTCGGCCATGCAGACCGAGGCGATGGCGGCGGTCCGCTGGCTGGAGGGCGTGGCGTTCATAAGTCAGCTCGACCCACAAGCGGCCGATGTGGTGAATGCCGACGCGGTGGCTTCGCTCCTGCACTCGGCTTCGGGCGTACCGGCGCGGCTGATGCGGTCGCGGCAGGAGATCGAGGCTATCCGGCAGGCCCGGGCCGAACAGCAACAGATGATGGCCGGGGCGGCGATGGCAGCCGAGGCAGGCAACACGATGGCGAAGCTGATCTCGGCCACCGGGAGCGGGCAACGATGACTTCGATCGACGTTGAGGCCCGCGCGGTGCATGAGGCTGCCTACCGCCTGTCCCAGACCGACGACGGGCGGCTTGTGATCGCGGCGCTCCGCCATATGTACGGGCACGAGACCCGGACGACGGCGGTGCAGACGACGGCCGGCGCGCTCGATCCGCTGTACACCCTGCACCTGGAGGGTCAGCGGGTCGTGGTGATGCGGCTGCTTGAGTGGGTCCGCAAGGGTGCGGTCCCGCAGGTTGAACCCCAGAAGGAGGCTATCCGATGACATGGTTGACGCGCCTCGTGCGCGAGGCAGAGGGAGGCGCGAGTGCCCCTGTTTCCGCTCCTGCCGAGACTGCCGCAAGTGAGCCTGGATCGACTGGCGCGGTGGCTCCGGCACCAGCCGAAGCTGGTGGAAGCCCGGCTCCTGCCCCCGGAACCGAGTGGTACGATCGACTCCCCGAGCCTCTCCGGAACGATCCCTCGGTCGCCAAGTACGCCGGCAAGACCCTCGAAGAGTTCGTCAACAGCCACCGCGATCTCGCCAAGTTCGTCGGGGTCCCGGCCGACGACATCGCGCGGCTGAGCGCGCTTCGGCAGGCCGGGCTGGACGCACTTCTCAAGCTGGGGGCCGGGGACAAGCCGGAGGTGTTCAAGCTCACACCCCCGGAGGGTACGCCCGAACACTTGGCGACCGGCGAGAACCTGGAGTGGTTCAGGGAGCTTGCGGTCGAGGCCCGTCTTCTCCCGGCGCAGGCCGAGAAGCTCTACCAGCGGTTCGTCGAGCGCAACGTCGAGCTCCAGAAGGCGGCCGACGACATGGTGGTGCAGGCCACCAAGACGCTCAAGGAGAAGCACGGGCAGGCGTTCGACCAACTCGTCAAGGACGCCGGTCGAGGCGCGGATTTCCTGGGCTTGCGCGATGTGCTCAACGAGGCGGGTCTCGGAGCGAACCCGGTGGTGGTCGAGGCCATGGCGCGGGTGGCCACCCTGTTCAAGGAGGGGACGAACCCCGCGGGTGCGCTTCCGGCTGCCGGAGCGCTGTCTCCGGCGCAGGCGGAGGGGAGGGCCGTCGAGCTCACGCACAAGGCTCTCCAGGCCTGGACCCGGGGCGATCGCGCCGAGGCCGAACGTCTGAGCCGGGAGGCCCTCGAAATCCGGCAGCGGGCCAGTTGACCAGTTGGCACGCTTCGTGCTATATGCGAGATGCCTATACCTCTCGTGGCCGGAGATCGGCTCGGGCGCAGTGACCCGCAGGCTTCGACACCCTCGCAGATGGTAGGGCGTGGTGGACCCCGGGACTAACACGCTCATGCCAGAGGAGGAAAACACGTGAGCGATACAATCGAGAGGAGTTTCGTCCGCCAGTTCGGTACGATGGTGTACCTGCTGGCGGAGCAGCGCGGTTCCCGACTGCGCCCCAGCGTCACCACCAAGTCGGTGACGGGCGAGGCGTGGACGATGGAGCGGCTGGCCGGTGTTGACTACCAGGAGATCACCGATCGCTTCGCGCCGATGCCGCGCAACGAGATCGATCACACTCGGCGCTGGGGCTTCATCCGTGGCTACGACTCGAACGTGCTGCTCGACAGCTTCGACAAGGTGAAGAACCTCGTCAGCTTCGAGTCGCCGTACACTCAGCGTCTTGCGGCTACCATCGGCCGGGCGATCGACCGCACCATCATTCAGGCGCTCGACGGTCCGGTGCAGGAGGGCAAGAACGCCGAGACCACGGCCACCTTCCCGAACGCCCAGCGCGTGTTCTCCCTCAACACCAGCAGCAACCCGATTCCCCTGGGTTTCCGGGCGTTGCTGGCGGCCAAGGAGAAGCTGCTCGCCGCCTACGCGATCGATCTGCCCGGGGCGCCGGTCAACGTCGCGATGAACGCCAACGCATGGCGTTCGCTGCTGGAGGACGACAAGCTTACGAACGCAGACTACAACTCGCTTCGGGCGATCGAGAACGCCGGGTTCACGGACGGGACGTTCATGGGGCTTCGGTTCTTCATTACCGAGCTCCTCCCGGACATCGCGGACGCTGCGTACGACAGCGGCACGCCGGCCAATCGGGTGTTCATGTATCGCAGCGATGCCCTGGAGTTCGGCGTGGCCCAGGAGCCTCAGACGTTCATCGACCCGCGGCCGGACCTGCGCTCGCGGCCCTGGCAGGCATACTGCATGGGCGCGTGGGGTGCCAGCCGCGTCGAGGACGTCCGAGTGGTTCGCATCCACGCCCGGAAGATCGCCTGATAGGAGGACGCTACAATGCCCGACTTCTTCTCTACGGTACTGACGGGGCAGCGGGCGACGCCGCCCGCTCTCCCGAACCGGACGTTCCAGCAGGGCCACGTCCAGGCGGTCACGTTTGACCTCGCCCCTGGCGCCAACATTGCCGTTGGTGACCGGCTCTTTCTCTGCCGGCTCCCCAAGGGCGCGCGAGTGGTCGGCGGGGTGATCGAGGTGACGAACGTCTTCGGGTCTGCGTCCACCAACGGCAAGGTCAGGACCGAGACGACCGACAACGTGTTTGCCGGCCCAAACGCCTTCCTTCTCCAGGCGGCCGCCCCGTGGGTAATTGACCGTGTTGGTCGCGGTGTGGACTACGTGGGCAAATCCCGGGACGGCATCGAGGGGTACGAACTGGTGTACGTCGAGGTGCAGGCCGTCACCTCTCCCGTGACGACCGGCCGCATCCGCGGCGTGATCCAGTACGTGACCTGAGCCCGCGACAGTGACGGCCCCTTCTCTCGTCGAGGTGTTCAACCTCGCCCTCATCAGGGCGCGAGAGAAGGGGCTGCTCCTGTCTCCCGGGCAGGACAACATTGCCTCCACCATTCTCAACACGTCCTATCCGGTGCAGCGCCGGGCGCTTCTCAAGCGGTACAGGTGGCCGTTCGCTTTCACCCGGGTCGTGCTGAGCCCGAGCCCGCCGGCCCCGGCCTTCGGGTGGAAGCATCGCATGGTCCTCCCGGCCGATTTCATCGCGCTGGTGGCGGCCAACCCGGACTCTCATGGGTCCCGGGAGACCCTGACGGATGCTCCGGAGACCTACCGGATCGAGAACAATGAGCTTCTGGCCGACGTGGATACGATGTACGTCATGTACATCCGCGACGAGACTAACGTCACGCGCTGGGACCCGCTGTTCGTGGACCTGATCGCGTACAAGCTGGCCCATGACGTGGCTCTTGGCCTGGGGGCCGACGCGAGCCTGGGCGAATACTTCTCGAAGGAAGCGGACAGGGCGCTTCTGGCGGCCCGTCGCGCCGCTGCGATTGAGCAGCCGGCAGAGGTCGCGGTCATGCCCGGGCGCTTGGAGACGGCGGGTCGGCGGCTGACTGCTCCGCTGCCTTACGTCGGGAGGCAGTAACATGTCGCCCCAGGCGTGGCGGGCGGGGGAGTAGCCCTCATGCCCCGCGCGTTTACCGTTCGGAACGGGTGGTCCTCCGGGGAGTGGTCCCCGTTCCTCTTGGGGCGGACCGATCTCGATCAGTACTATCGGGCGCTCCAGAAGGCCGAGAACTTCATCGTCACGCCGGAGGGCGCGCTGGTTCGGCGGCCGCCGACGCGGCGCCTCGGCACGACGAAGAACACCGGGAACGTCCGTCTCATACCTTTCGTCCCGGTGTCAGACGTCTCGATCGTGATCGAACTCGGGAACCAATATGCCCGCTTCTGGACCCAGACGGGGGTCATCGGAGGCGGCACGCCGGTTGAGGTCACGACACCGTGGACGACAGCAAACCTCCCTGATCTCGCCTTCGCGCAGGACGCGGATGTGCTCTACGTCGTCCATCCGAACTACCCCCCGTACAAGATCAGCCGGCTGGGGCCGTCGTCGTTCTCCTGCGCGGCTGTCTCCTTCCTCAACGGCCGGGCGCCCCTCGGCCCTCTCAACTTCAACGCCAATGTCACGGCCACAATCTCGGGGACGTGGCCGAACCTCACCATCACCATGTCGGCTGCGCTGTTCATCGCCTCGGACGTGGGCCGGATATTCTTCGTTCGGGACACGGCCAACAAGCGGGCTTACTACGTGACCATCAATACGGTCACTTCGTCCACCGTCGCCACCGGCACCGGCACATATCGGATCGGCAACGCCAACCCGGACCCAAGCAGTGAGTGGGCTCTCGGCCTGTTCTCCTCGACCCGGGGTTGCACGAGCGTGACGTTTCATGAGGCCCGCTTGTGGTACGGCGGGTTCACCTCGGCTCCAGACGTGATCACGGGTTCGGTGTCCAACAGCTTCGACAACTTCGAGTCCATCAGCCCGGACACTTCGCTCAACGAGGCGGCCAATGCCGACAAGTCCATCGTTCGGCGCGTCACCGGCAACAGCGTGGACACGGTACGGTGGATGGTCTCCGGGTCCGACCTCCTCCTCGTCGGCACGACGTCGGGGGAGTTCACCGTGCGCCCGGGGGTGTCGGGGTTCCTGACGCCGACCGAAGCTGTGGTGCGCCGGGCCACGCAGCGAGGGTCGGCACCCGTCGCCCCGGTCCGGGTGGATGGGACAGTGTTCTTCGTGCAGCGCGGGAACACACGCCTGCGGCAGGTGAAGTACGACATCGAGACCGACAGCCTCATCACGGTGGACGCGACGCTTCTCGCGTCGCATTTGACCGAAGCGGGTATTCGCTACGCGACCTACCAGCAGGCTCCGTATTCTGTCCTGTGGATGATCACTCAAGACGATCAACTCATAGGCATCACCGTCGAGAGTGACCAGAAGGTTCTGGGGGCTCACCGGCACCGGCTGGGCGGAGGGTTGCGCGGCCGTGCCCCGGCTGTCCTGGATATGGCGTGCGTGCCCGCGATCAAGACCAACCTCGTCGGGGAGCCGGCGAACCAAGCCCAGCAGGACGTTCTGTTCCTGGCGGTCAGGCGTACGCAGGGCGGGGCGTTGCAGCAGACGGTCGAGGTCATGGAGCCTCTCCCCCAGACGGTCACGGCAGACGCGCCCCAGGAGCGGCAGGCGTACTCGATTGAGCGTGCGGTGTACCTCGACTGCCAGCAGTCGGTCGGCCGACAGTGGCGGATCACTGCGGCGTCGGAGACCGGCGGTCACGTCGTGTTCACTTATTCAACGAACAGCCCGGACGCCGTGGCGGGTCTGGAGGTGGTCTTTCGCGGCCTCGCTTGGCGGGCTGGGCAGAAGATCATGAGCTTGACGGCCGGCAATCGTCAGCCGTTTGTTATGGTGTCTCCGAACCTTGCGGCCCGGACGTTCAAGATAGCTCTCCCGTCCAATCCGGGCGTGCCGTTGTCGCTGGCCGGTATCGGCCTTCCAATAGGTTCGGTGTTGACTACCGAGATCGACTTCCTTCCGCCTCTGGCTGGCGAGCGTCTTTCCTCGGTTACTCCACCTACGTCCCAACTTGGGGATACCTATGACTTCGCGGTCGATGGGCGGCTGCTTGGGTCGTCCTCTCTGGCCGACCGCCCCGCTTCGCTTGTCGTGGGCGGGTACCCATACCGCAGCGAGGCCGTGACGATGCCGATCGGGCTGTTGGCCCAGCAGGCGCCTTCCGATCTCGGTGAGCCGGGCAACGTGCACCGAGTGAACCTTCGGGTCTGGGCGTCGATCGGAGGGTTCGTCGAGGTCGTCGGGTCCAACCGCGCGGAGGAGATCGTCACCGCCACGACACAGAACCTCATGGACGCCCCGCCGAAGCCGGCATATACGGACGTCTCGCTGCCGACCGCAGGGACCTACGATGGCGATCAGGCCCTGCGTATCTACACGGAGGACATCTACCCGCTGTCGATCCTTGCTCTCTCGGCTCTTGTGGACACAAAACCCCGATGACAACCCTGGCTCCAGCTACCCTGTCTGACCTTCGCCGGTTCCCGGTGCCCGCTCTGATCTGGGACGCCTGGGCGGCGACTTGGACCTCCCCGACCGCAGAGCGGGACGCAGAGTTGACCCGGCCGACGCTCGTGCTCGGCGAGGATGGGCAACCCTTCGCGGTGTTGGGCACGAACTGCTTCCTCACCCCCGGGGGCGTCCTCGTCCCTTGGGTATGGGCCGTGCCGCACGCCGAGCGTCGGCCGACGCGACGGGAGGTCGTCAGCGGCATCCGAATCGCGAGGCAGTGGTTGGACGAGAATGCCCGGGGGTACGTCACCGTGCCCCAGGTGGACGGCGATCCATCTTACGCCAAGCTCTTGCGCGTGGTAGGGTTCATCGATCACGGCACCGGAGTGTGGTCATGGCCTTCCTAGCCCCCATATTTTCGTTCCTAGGCGCGGGCGCGGGCGCTGCGGGCGCGGGCGCGGGCGCTGCGGCCGCAGGTACTGCCGCGGCGGCCGGTACGGCGGCCGCTGGTACGGCAGCGGCGTCGGCGGGGTTCCTCGGGACCGGGCTGTCCTTCTGGCAGATGCTGGGGCTGGGCGCGACCGTTGTCGGCACGATCGGGTCCATCGCCGGGCAAATGAGCATGGGGAACCTCGGGATCG